GTAATACTCCTTGCCGCAACTCTCTCTGAACTTTCCAGTCCAGAAAGACTTATTGCGGTTTACTTTGAAGCCGAAAAGCTCCAAAGCTGTCACAACGTGTGGCACAAATTCTACGGGAACGATAATATCGTCTCCGTAGACGCGCACCCGACCCATGTATGACTTAATGTCACGCATGGTAAGGCGCCTTCCGAGCATCTGCTCCACTCCATAGAAGATCGTCGTTAGAAAGACGATTTCCTCCATGGGGAAGGTCAATGCTGATCCCATAGACGCGAATTTGGCAAGGGGTAAAACCCCAAAACCAGGTACGTCAGCTCTGGTCGATCTCGTAGCCAGGACTGCCTCTAAGAGGTAGCCGTGGTTGAAGAGTATCGACTGTACGAGCTTGATTGAGACACGATCGGAAGCCTCACTCAAATCGAGTGTGGCAAGCTCCCCAGAAGAGGAGCCTTTCTGAGCTAGGCGCTGGTTAGGCGTTTGATCAGAAAAACCGATCATATCTTGAACGAGAGAATCTCGTTCAAGATAATCAACAAATCGTTCCATCAAGCCTTGTTGCATGTATTGCATGCAAGTTGGCTCAATGGCAATGATTCGTGGAGTCTTCAACGTTTTAGGAACGGAAACAACCCTAACGGGTCGTTCCGAATCGGGATCCAGCCACTTAGTGGCGTCCAAGCTTGAGTGATACCTCGCACTAGGAATCAAGTTCTCCATTGCTGGAAAAATTGACTCTAGCCGTTCGGTCCACTCAGACTGACGATATTTCGCGTTTCCGCGAAGTTTATCGGCAGTTGCGCCGGGACCATGTTTAGGGACTATCAACCCATCGTGGACATCCCTGTCCATTTTTGTGAAGATAGACCCGAACAACATGTTTCCGATCCTCTCGAGATCACGGTATTTCCGCGAGTCGGGAAGATAAACGGAGTCACGAAGTTGCTGTTCACACTTGACAAATTCTGTGAAGGCTTGAGCCTCCCGTGTATCACTACACGGGAGACTCACCTTACTGAACGACAGAGTAATCTGTCGCACAGCTTGGATTGCCGTCACAGAGGGATTGTCAAGCAGAAGGCCGCCATCGCGCTCGAACACAAGCAGAAGGAAATTCCGTAGAAATACGGGAAATCCTGCCTTCTGTCCACAAAGGGATAGAAGGTCGTCTGTAACCTGGCCTTGGCTAAGCGATCTTTCGAAAGCTTTTCCAATTTCAGGAAGGGAAAGGGTTAAAACCCCGATCCCCTCGTGTTCAAAACGTGTCTGGATTCTTTTGGAATCCAGACTGGCGCTTGTGCAGCACTGAATAGCGGCATCAGCCACTATTCTCTGCCAAAGTAACATAAGGCTTTTCATCCCACCTCCTTTCATATAGGAGATTAAGGGATCCTTAGCCGTGTTACCGATGGACAATCCTTGATAAGACTTGATCAGGGAAAAGGAACACACCCTACTTCATGGCTGATATCCACTCCGATAATCGAAAAGACTATCGTCGTGAGGATCAACGAGACGTAGAGTGCGATCTTCTTCTTGGATGTGTCGTTAGACTCATCCTTCGAAGTTGAAGACCCAGGACCGTCTAACCAGGCGGCGCTATTGCGCTCTCTGGTCTTTCGATCTTGGGACTTCTTCTTCCCTGTCAGATCTCACCCTGAATGACTCGTAGACCGTAGTCGGGAGTCCCGGCGACCATAAAGGCCTCCAGGAGCTGCCGACCGTAGTCAACGGTTGCTGCACTGAAACCAACCCGAGGCATGTCAATCACGGTGTAAACCGAGAAAGACGTCTCGAAGTTGTTTCCAGTGGTAAGCGGGTCCGCTACCGTCGCCTTCCGATCAAGTCGGACGACGTGTCGGTTGCGAGCCTTCTGCGAGTGCTCGATCGTCAAACGATCAAGCCCGTTTGCGGTCTGGTAGATGCTCTTCGCATCTCCAAACCCCACGCGAGCGAAGTCGTAAGTGACCGAGTTCACAGTCAGGGTTGGGATTGGATCGGGTAGGGCCAATGTGCTACTTTCGCATAGATACTCTATGGATGGATTTCACCCATAGAGTCTTGCTTTGTAGTATGCCATTTCGGATGACACACTACAACTGCGGTCAGGCTCTTATCTAAAGAGCAGAGCCGCAGTTATGGCCTTCTGACGATTTGTAAAATCGTCAACATTAAGGCCAAATCCGAAAGGTGTCGCCTTCCTTCTCCGTTTATAAGAAACGGAGTATGTCGTTGACATAGTAGGAAGCGCATGCGCATTATTGTTGGAACCTGTGTCGATATCATTCCAGAATCGACACCGCCCAACGTATGCGTTTGCGACCGTGCGGAAACTCGTGAAGTCAAAAGACTCCATGATATATCCCCACGGCATGACAAGCCCATCCTGGGCGAATGCGTTGAGATTATGAATTAAATCTCCCGCATTCGTGAACCAGTCTGCAGCCCAGGAATACGGTAACAGATTCCAAGCTGTTTCGACGGATAAACCGCCGTACAGGTGGCGCAAAAGCGCCTCCTGTCTAAACAGCTCGTCGCTCCAACTACTACCCACAGGTGGTAGATAGTAGGTGAAGGCACCGCTGAACCAGGACTTGCGAGTCCTAGTTACAACGTCTGTTAACGTACCTGGCCAACCTCCTAAAGCTGCTTGATAGTAACCAGCGGCCTGTGATTGACACGGACCGCCGAGAAACTTCTCGTAGCCTGTGGAGGCTGGCGTAGTGGTGACAATAGTGTCACTCACAATGGGAAACTCATACCTACGTCGGATGACCTTACCGGCATCTTTCACGTACTGTGCTATCAGCTTTTCAGCGTCTAGCACAGCCTCGCGAAATTTGCCAAGGTCGGCTAAAAATGGCTTAATGCCAAATTCATACCCCAAATACTCTCCAGGAACAGAGTTCCTAGAAAAGTTCCGGGGTAAGAAGCCTCTTCCGGGAAGACCCGGGAGCCCCTCAGAGAGGAGCTCACCTACAGCTGTAGGTAAGTCCGATATAGGGTTAGTTGGAATCGTTCTAGCTATAGCTGTCGTACCGAGACCGATAAGATCGGTCTCGTCGGTATAACCGAAAGGCAGATTGAAAAAATCTGTCTCGTCAAACAGGTAGCTATCATGACCAACTAACACTGGTCCACGATATGCGTGATAAATGTCTGGTGCAAGATTGCAAAAGGCACTTATCCGCGTGGAATCCATTTCAATACGGCTCTCAAACGCGGTCCAATTGGACCCAACGTCTGAATTGATGAGGTTTTTACGCCTCTTCTGTAGCCAATGGTTATTGGCTGAGTCATTTTGAAATCGACCGACGACAGAAACCGGCATAGATGACTGGTGCCAGACGTTTGATACGCCTGGTGCCAACACCTCGTCGGTAGACTCTT